GCCGCATTACTAGAAAACTTCAGCCAAATAGTTGGTGTTACAAACTACGACAAGATGATGTTACCTTCTGACCAGGTAAATAAAGCTATGCAGTCTGCACAAACACCTGAACCTGTTGCTAACGAAAGATTCTCTACTGATATTAACCAGTTATATGGTTCTGAAGCAGCACAATGGCTACAGAAACATGGCATTCAAGCTGATCCACAACGCATGCAGCAAACACCTAATATTGACCCAGCTAAAGTTAATCTTGCTAATGTTGAAGTTAAAGCTCAGAAAAATCACGCAGACATGGTACTCAAGACCCATGACCACGCATTAAAGACTGCCGAAACTATGACACCATCACCAAATCCACAAGCTGACCAAAATGTAGTAGACATGGCTCATGGACTATTACAAGCTGGACACATAACACCAGACATCATGCAACACTTGCCACAGTTACCACCATCACAACAGCAACCACAGCAAATGCCACAGCAAATGCCTCAGCAAATGCCTCAGCAACCAGTTAATCCTGGAGGAATGTAATGAATGAAATTGACAAGTTAAAAACGAGATATGCCAAAGCTATTGAAGATGGCAAAAAGATTGAAATGTTTACTAGCACTTCCGAATGGAATTGGTATGTAGACCATGTTATAGAACCAACTATAAAAGACTATACTAACCGTATTCTTACAGGTAAAATACTATCCGACAAGGAAGACTGGATAATGCGTGGAATGATTATGGGAATTAAGATGATTACTGAAACTCCTAGTCAATTCATCAATACAGCCAATGAGGCTAAAAAGAAAGCTAAGTCATTACAGGAATATATTGCAAATGAATGACCAAGAGTTTAATTTGGACTTTTCAGACGATAAATTTGTAGAAGATACAAAAAGTACAACTTCTAGCGAAAATGATGATAATATAATAGAGAGAATCAATAAAAAAGATTTAGTACCTTTATTTGACACCAACCACGAACATGTATACGTCAGGGACGAAGAAGAAACTGAAGAGTATTACGTTGAAGTTTGTAGCGTTGGTAAATGTGGAATAGGACGTATGATTGCCAAGAACTAAATGTCTGTGGTCTGGCAACACTAGACCAGAGCTATTTAGGCTCAATAAGATGAGGAGATACGTATGGACGACCAATCCACACCAGTTGCGGAAGCAGCAACCCCAGATGAGCAAACAGTAGTTGAGCCGCAAACTCAGCCAACGACCCAAGATGAGCAACCTATAGCCGAGACACCTGAAGAGTCTGCGAGTGAACAACCTCAAGTTGAACAAACGCAACAAACAGCTGAAACGCCTGTAGCAGAAGTAGAAGAAGAGGAAGATTACCAGTACCAACCAGTACAAGAGTTACCTCAAATCGACTTTAACAATTTAACAGCTGGCGAAGATGGTCTTATTGACCCTAATGAACTAGCTGGAGCTATAAATCAGCAGATGAACTCTGCTGTTGAAGCCGCTAGACAAGCAGCTCGTAATGAGTATCTTGAACAGCGTGCCGAAGAAAAACAATGGGAAAAGGCTTACAGCAAGTACCCAGAGTTAAAGACTAATAAAGAACTACGTGATTTAGTCCACAGAGCAAGGTTAGGCGAAGTAACTGATTTACTCAGTAGAAGCCAGGACCCCAGTACGGTAAAACTACCGACACCAGGTGCAATTGCAGATAGATTCTTTAGTCACATCGGTACAGCAAAAGCTGAAGGAATGAAGCAAGCAACACAAAATACTGTGATACAAGCATCAGCCCACGTCGAAACATCAAGTCGCAAGACCAACGATGCAGCAGACGCACAAAGCAAACTTTACCAAAACATTAACAATCCAAATAAAGTAGTTGCAAAGCAAGCTCGTCAAGACTTACTAAAACAATTCTTATTTGGAGAAAAATAACAAATAACAAGGAAATAAAGAAATGGCTCAAACATCCAACTTTACATATGATGATCCTGCAATCCGCGAAGATTTGCTAGACCTCATAACAAACATCGATCCAGAAGAGGATCAACTATACGTAGGCTTACAAAAGCACACCGCTACTCAGCCTTACCACCAGTGGCTTACTGACACTCTAGCAGCTGTCGGTACTGTTGCTAAAACTGAAGGTTTCGACCCAAGCTTTGCTGCTCGAACCAACCCAACTCGAAAAGCTAACTACACACAGATTATCTCTGCTGAATTCCAGGTAACTGATTCTGAGAGAAACTCTAACACTGCTGGCTTTAAAGACCGCTATACCTACGAAATGCAAAAAGCTATGCTTGAATGGCGTCGCTATGCTGAATACGCTATCGTGCGTGGTTCACTCGTTTCAGGTACAGGTTCAGCTGCTCGTCAGATGGCTGGTGTATTCGCACAGATTACAACTCTAGCTACAAACGCAGCTTCAGTTTCTCTTTCTGAAACTATCCTAAACAACTACCTACAAAACGCTTGGGCACAAGGCGGCAACGTTGACACTGTCCTAGTTGGTGGTGCACTAAAGAGGCGCATCAGCACCTTCACCAACACCAACACTCGTTTCGTAGACGCAGCTGCTTCTAACGTAAACAACACAATCAACGTTTACGATTCAGACTTCGGTCGTGTAGAAATACACAAGCACCGCTACGTAACAGTTTCAGGTGATGCAAACAACAGCATCGTCGGTCTACAAAAAGACAAATGGGCAGTTGCTCACCTTGATTCACCACACTACCAAGAAATCCCACGAACTGGTTACAGCTCTAAGGGAATGATTGTAGGTGAATTCACACTAGAAGCTCTAAACGAAAAGTCAAGCTTCCAAGCTACAAACCTACAGTAATCTAGGTTAGGAAAAGATATGAGTACAGCTGTAGACAGTTTCACAGACGCACTGAAGACGTTTAATAAGGCGATTGATATGGTGCTCAGAGAGCCAATCGGCCCAAAGCGTTGGCGTGCTGCAAACAATCTATGGCTGTCTCTATCTTCTAAGCATAAAGAACAATACAAAGCGGTCTTGGCAGAAAACGCCATGACCAGACAATTAGTAGACAAACACGGAAGAGCAGTCGGTCTAAGCAAGGCAGAGATGTCAGATAAATCACTTAGAAACGCACTCAACATACCAGTCGGAGCATATAGTGCAATTGTCAAAGCAGATCCAAATGTGTTTAAGGAAAAGTCTAACTTTGTGAAATTCGCTCAAGAGTTTCCAGAATATATGACTAGGGAATCCCTATAATGGCAGCAATAACCCAAACAACAGTATTAGAAGATATGAGCTTCTTGCTTGGTGAAACGAGTGTACCATCTTCTGGCATAGAAGATAGGCAGAGATTCATTCAGAGGGCTTTAGACCGTGTTTACAGGGCCTATGACTTCCCTATGAATAAAGTTACTGCAACTATCTCAATGGTCGCAGGAGTGGCTACATTACCGTCTAACGTGCATCAGGACGCAATACTCGATATACGAGAAGTTGTTGCTGGCGTTGGCACTGACTATGTGTATACCCAAGTCAATTATGGAGATATAGACAATATTCCTACAGGTAGTTACGCATATTGGCTAGATGGATATGAGGGAACTTACATTCTAAACAGTTCTGAAACCTCTAGTTCAACACTTAAAATCCGATATGAAACCACCACACCAGTAGTAAACGCATCAATCTCAACACCATTCCCATCAAGCATGTGTCTGGCTAGAGGTGCTATGGTCTATTACAGGCAAGCAGAAGACCCACAAGCAGACATCTCACAAGAAGAATATCTATTCCAGCAGGAACTAGATGAAGTTATAGCTCAATACAATCGCTCACGCCCACAAAGACGAGCCATAACATTACAAGAAAACATGGGCACATATACAGGCGACATATCAGATACAAACGCATTCATAACAGAAAACAACTAGGAGTTTAGCGTGGTTAGAAGAATTCCACCAAAACGAGGCGGACGCACATCTTACTCTCAAATAAGCGTTATTAACCCTGGCAAAGGACTTAATAATAAAGTATCTGACAACCTTATAGATGACAGAGAGTCTTCAAGCCTAGAAAACATCCAGTATGTAGAGTCTGGTGCTCCAGCTAAGGCATACGGCTTTACAAGTGCCAGCACAGGTCTAACTAATAGCCCTCGTGGACTTGGCTTTTATAACGATAATATAGCAAGTAACAAATACTTATTAACAGTTGATGGTACAGCTCTCAAGTATCTATCTGGCACTACTTGGACAACAATAAGTGGTGCAACATTCAGCTCTACTTCTACAGATAAAATAAACTTTGTACAAGCTAGAGGCTCAATGTATATCTTTGATGGTGTTAATGCCATAGCTAAAATAGCAACTGGCCTCACGTTAAGCAGAAATGGAAGGTCGCCAAAAGCCAAATTTGGTATATATTTTAGTGGAAGAATGTTTGTTGCTGGTACTGAAGCTCAGCCAAATCGCCTTTATATATCTAAAACGACTGATGCTAGTGAATTCACCGTAGCAATAGGTGGAACTCAGCCGCAACCAGATAATACAAATGACACAGATTCGGGTACTCCAAACGTTCCAGGTGCTACATCCTTCTCAACTGACACACCAGGAACAGCAAACGCTAACCTTATAGATGTAAACAAGTTTGATGGTGATAAGATTACAGGTTTAGCTAAATTTCAAGATGTTTTGATTATATTTAAAGAACGAGCAATTTATCAGTTAAGCTATACAGGAACAAGCACTGACCCGACTCTTGCACTAGTAACTAAAGACTATGGTTGCGTATCACACAAAAGCATAGAAAACGTAGACAATGATGTATTCTTCTTAACTCGTAACGGAATTTATGTTCTTGGAAATGAGCCTAACTACTTCAGTACCATTCGCACTAAAGAATTGTCAGTCCGAGTACACCCTGAAATTGAAACAATCAACCCAACTAACTATACGAACGCTACGGGTTTTTATGATGGTAATAACTACTATCTTGGTATTCCTCAAGGTGGTGTTACGGGAAACTCAGCAACATTGGTTTACAACAAAGAATTCTTAGCTTGGTCTAAATTTACACACGTAACTCCTGAAAGCTTTTGTAGCTTTATTGATTCAACTAACACCGAATACATTTACTTTACAGATGCCAATAGTGCCAATGTTTACAGGTTTACCACAAACTATGATGCTAACGGCTCAGCAATATCAGCTCAGTGGACATCTAAAGCCTATGATCTAGGCAACTACAACGTCTATAAACGCTGGATTGACGTAACTATCTTATTTAGGCAACTTGTCGGAACAGTGACAATTACAATCATTACAGATAATGGAACTATAGCTAAGACTGCTGCAGTTAGTGCCTCATCAGTTGGTGGTCTTTCTACTAACATACTTGGTGGTGGCGACATACTTGGTGGAACTCCTACAGCTGGCAGCACTGGCACAGGCACAAGCTCAACCAACATTCCTTATAGATTACGACTTGGCATTAAAAGTAGAAACATTAAGATTAAAATTAGTAACGGCAGGGTAAACGAAACTTTTGTGGTTCTCGGTGTAGCATTCAGATACCGAACATATTCAGCATTTACTTGGCCATCAGCGTTGAAGATTAGTTAGTTGCAATTATGACCATTAACTCATACAATATAAACAACAGATGTGGCCAGATGAGATTGACTTGGAATTATTATGGCAACTTATAACACAAAAAGCGGTTCATTTACTTACTCTGGCAATCCAGATTTTAGGGGCTATTTAGCATCCAACGCTCCTGAATTTTTACC